GTGTCTGCGGTCTGGTGGGTAGAACAGCAGGTTCACATGCAGCTTTTTATCTCTGGGGAAAATAGCAGCCGTAATACCAGCGCTTCGTGCCTCATAAAAGCAGGCTTCGCGGTAGGCTTTTTTGGCCATGGCAATCTTTGACCAATGCAGACGGGCATTTGGGTTGAGTGCAGACGGCGGCCAAGGCAAGATCACTTCGCAGCGCTTGGTAGTGATGCTCGGTAGGGTCACGCGATCACCTCACATGCTTGAATATCCACGAATCCCGCACGGCCTGCTTGTCCGGCGCTTCTGGCGAATGTTTCTCGCACTTGTGACCAAGCGGCCAGTATTCGTAGTTCGTGCCCAGCTTGCAGGTGTTCAGGCCGTGCGTGGTCATGGGGCCGGATTGCAGGTTTCGACATGTGACGCATGTCATTGGCCAAACGTTTCTTCTGCCGTCTGCTCAAACGTCATGGCGGCCATAGTTCTGGTATTGCTATGCTCTAAAAACTGCTGACTTTCCTTGTCGAACCAAAAAGCAAAACTACCCTCCCATGGGTGGTTACGCTGCTTGGCCAATCGCACAAAGGCATCCGGTTTTTGGTTGATCTGGCCTATCAAATGGCGGCGTTGGATGGCATTCGGCTCACGCTCGGCATCGGCCAGGTCTTTTGCCTTGGGCAGGTTTTTCCAAATAATCATCAGGTTGTCGCAAAGGTCAACGATCTCGCTGGCGCCCTTCACGTCAAACTTTTCTGCCGGTTTGCTTTCGTTTTCGCCTTTTCGCATGTGGCACACGAGGTGAATATGAAGCCCGGTGTCGCGGGCGATGCTGCACAGCGAATCAACGAAATCCTTTTGCGCCGTGTAGTCGTCTGTACCCATGCCGCACTTCATCAGGCTATCGATCACCAGGTGGTCTATTTTTAATTCGTTGCGCACATAGGTGGCCACTGCCAGCGCCCGGCTTGCTGCGAGCTTTCCAACATGGTCATAAATCCACAACTTGCCGTTTGTCCAGCCATGAAAGCCCCGGATAAATCCGATACTGGGCTCACCAATGCCAGCGGCTTGCATGGTCATTTTTTTCATGCTGACCGATGGCTTCATTTCAAGCGATGCGAGGCAAACCTTCTGACCTGCGCTCATCACACGAATCATCACGTCGGATAAAAACGAGGTTTTCCCATGCCCGTTGACTCCCGTCCACAGCGTGACCTCTCCGGCGCGCAGGTCAAACTTGCCGCGCATCTTGTCAAAGCCAATCGGCGCCCAATTGGCGGCGGACGTCTGTCCATAAAAGCTGTCGATGACCTCCTCAACCCAGTCGCCTGCGGGCCTAACTTTTGCCGCATCAATTTGATGTTCTGCAAAGTACGAATCGAAGTCGATTTTGGAATCATTTATGGTCTTCATAGCACGCTCAATCCGTATGTTTTTTCAAGCAACGCACGCCGTAAAGCCGCACCGATTTTTGTGCCGCTGTTGTTGCTGATGCAGAGTTGAAATTCGTGCTTTCCCGGTATCTCAGCAACCTTTGGCAAGTGAAAGCCATCACCCACCTGCACGTCGTGAACCTTGTCCCCGTCCTCGAATCTGACGATCAAAGTCTTTGGCCGCGCGCGGGCGATCAGCAATGCGACATCGAGCAGCCGACCAAGCCCAACGCTGGCATTGGCCCAAATCCACACGTCCAGGTTCACCAACATGCGCCAATCCATGTTCGCCACGGGCGTATCGGCGTTCAGGTGCAGGGTTGTCGCATCCCATGCGCCGCCGGTCATTTCGACCACCACGGGGCCATAGGGCACATTGCCGTATTGGCGCTCTTGCAGCAACTGGCGGGCATTGCCGGCGTACCATTTATTTTTCATACTGCCGCTGCCGTCCAGTCGCCAGCGCTTGCAAACCCCGGCTTGGCCGACCGGCTTGGCGTGTCCTGCGCTTTGGCCAACCATCGAACCATGAACGCCTCGACACCTCGGCGGGTCTTACGCTTGGTCCTGTTCGCCATGGACCAGGCTCGCATTTCGCGCAGCTCCTGCCGAACATCGACCGCCGGGTAAGCGTTCTCCCACTCGCCCAAGGTTTTTATCGGAACGTGGAAGTCCGTCGAGTCCACGAGGTTGACCGAAAATTCCGAAAGAACAATTTTCGGCTTCGAGTCCGTCAGGAGCTCGGAGCTATCTTCTTTATTATTTGGTGTTGGTGTTGGTATTGGTATTGGTATAGCCGTTGCAGGTTCCTCAACAGAAACGGCCTGTGCGCGTTGCAGGTGCGTTACAGGTGCATTGCAGGTTTCATCGTGAAGGCGTTGCAGGTCTTTAATCGAAACATCCCACGCCGGCATCACGCCGTGCTCCCGCAATGCCTCAAACATGACACTGCGGCGTTCCCTGTGGCGTTTCATGCGCTCTTTCTCGTGCGTTTCCTTGGCTTCGTTCAATGCTTTTTTGTCGCGCATCGAGTCAATTTCTTGGTCCGCCCTGGCGTTGATCCAGCCAACTGGTGTGGCCACAAAGAACTCGTCCAAGACAACTCGCACGGCCTCGCGCTGGCTATCGGTGGTGGCCAGCACCAGCCGGCAAACGGCGCGTAAATCGACCGGTAGCGGCTTTTCGGTCGTGTAGTAGGTGTCGAGTAGGCGGCGAAAGGCTGCGTCCTCTTCCCAGCTCAAATGCCGGGTGTCGCTCAGGTAGTCGCCGATGTGGAATGGGTAGTAGTTGATGGCAGTCTCCTAAGCCCGCTCGAACTGCTGGGAAGCCAAGTTCAGCAACCAGGCAAGCTGCCCCCTGAAGTTCTCGCCCTTCAGGTGGTGGTAGGCGGCGATGGATGTTTTTTTAACGGACAGCATTCAAAGCTCTTTCGTTAATTGCCCGGTAACGCAAATAGCGAGGATTTCGCCCATCGTCGGATGCGCATTCGATCAGCCCTTGGCTTTTCAGATAAATCAAACCCCAGTCCACCGCATGACTGGTACACCCAGTGCCGGAGCAAATCTGTCGGTGGTTCAGCCAGTGCGAGTGCTTCTGCAAATACCCCAGTACCGCGTGAGTTGCGCTGCCCGGGCGAATCACGCCGGCCGGGCGCGGGTTGTAGCGCGGCACCTGCAAGCCCAAGCCGAACGTCCTACTGGCGCGAATCTGCAGCTGCAGCGCAATCCATTCCAAACTCATCTGGGATTGCTCCCACTTTCGTCGGATTGACCTGTGCGCCCACTCCTTGATAACCTTCTCAGCATGAACAACTCGCCATGCACCACCCGCTCCAACAGGTTGCGCACCCACTCAGCCTTTGAAATTCCGTTGATGGTGGCCAGCGCAATCACCTCGGACTCCAGCTCCTCGGACACCGGCACATCAATGCGCCGCGTCAGCGTGCCGCCATCCGGGGTGCGCCCGGAGCGCGACAACCTTGTGGTATCACCCATGGGCGTTCCTTATGTCTGACTGGCCGTGGTGGCAGTTCGGTTTACTGGGTTGGCTGTCGGTCTGCTTTTTTGCTAACGGCGCGCGCTCCAAGGGCATTGCGCTGAACCGCCGCACCTGGTTCGAGATTGCGCAGGCCGCACTCATCGTCGTGATCTTGTTTGCGCTAGTGAGCGAGGGACGGGGTTGCAGCCGCACCACTGCGTTTGACCCGGACCTGTTTTGCGTTGGGGAGCCGCAATGCTGAGCGCTGCCGACGCTTCTCGTAGTGGCCTGATACCAGGCCAGCAAGGCGTCGGCCTGCTCGGTGAGCTTGATGCGCGCTGTCGACTCAATCGAGCGGCCCATCTTGATGTGGCCGCTGGAGAAGTGGCAGACGTAGAGGTATTGCATTCAAGCCACCTCTGTCTTTGCAGCCTTCGTACTCAAATGCTCTTCGTATCGAATCCAATGCTCGCCCGGGTACGCCAGCTTGAGATACTGTCTTCGGGCGTAAGGGATGTTGTCGTCGGCAGACCACTGCGACACAGCAGAGTCGCTGATGTCACATTCGCGTGCGATGGCCGCTTGACCGCCGATAAACTTAAGCAAGTTTTGTGTGTACATGCGCAATAGCTTAAGAAAACTTAAGCAATAAGTCAAGTGTTCTTAAGAAAATAATTGTTAAGCTGGCTTAATGAATACCCTTGCCATACGGCTTTTAAATGCATTGACCGTGCGAAAGAAAACTCCCGCAGATCTATCGCGAGCAGTTGGGCGTTCGGAGTCGGCTGTATCGCAATGGCTGAGCGGTGAAACGAAGTCAATGCGCGGTGACAACCTTCTTGAAACCAGTGCGTTTCTAAGCTGCAGTCCACAATGGCTGGCATCAGGTAAAGGCCTAAGCGGACTTGTTGACAAAGAAATTCAAGCTTCAGGAAAAGAGCGGATAGGTTTGGCAGATGACATCACCATCCCCCAATACGAAGCCGGCGGCGCAATGGGGGATGGCCTCATCCTGGAGGACAAGCAGCCCGGCCTCATCAAAAGCTGGCATGTGGACCACGAATGGCTGCGCCTGAACGTCCCACACCACACCGGCGTCAAGAACCTGTGCATCGTCACCGGCTTCGGGCCGTCAATGAAACCGAAATACAACTCCGGCGACCCGCTCCTACTCGACCGTGGCGTGAAGGTTGTCGATTCCGATGGCATCTACTTCTTCAGGGTCGGCAAGCACGGCTTCATAAAACAGCTCCAGCGCATCCCCACCGAGGGCGGCATGATCATCCGCGCCAAGTCGCTCAACAAGGACTATGACTCCTTTGATATCACCGCGAAGATGGATTTTGAGGTCTTCGGCAAGGTGCTGACCGTCTGGCGCAGCGAGCAGGTTTGAAGATCGCCACCCTGCTAGAGGCCGTGGAGCAGGGCCGAATGCACGCCTGAGCGGGTTTTTTTCGTCCCCTATCGCCCAAGCTACATCACTGCAACCCTTTCAACCGCCCACTGAGGCGGTTTTTTGTTGCCTGTCACCAATCGCCACCACCTCCTGGTGGTTTTTTTACGTCTGCGGGTTTGTCCTGAGAGCGCTCTTAACTCTTTTTCTTAAGTTTACTTGACTGTTAATCTTAAGTTTGCTAAAGTTCATCCATCGCGCCACAAAAGCGAAACGACAACCCCCGAGGCAATCAACACGGGACGGGGTAGCAAAGAGTCTGGTACGGCTCGGTCTAGGCGAATTCAGTAGCTGCAGCGGTTTTGTGGTGATGGCGTTTCAACTACTACGTGGAGCAGCGAATGAATGCAACAGCCCCAATCTTCCAGCAGGTGCTTAACGGCATCTGCCCACCACGATTTCCAGTCACGTACTGCTCAAGCTGCGGCGAAGAATTCGGCCCAGGCGAGCACGGCTACAGCCACTGCGACGATCACCTTGACCTTGACATCGCCGCCGCCA